ACCGTTCGCCATAATTATTCTACTTTCTTATATCCCTGCTGAAGAGCGCCCTCAAGTTGTGACCTTGGTATTTTGCCCCTCACACCATCTGGAGAAATGACAGAAACCGTGTCGTCCGCACCGCCTGCTTTTGGAGCCTTGCCAGCCAAAACGGCGTCATAGTCTTCATTCGCCTTTCGCAGCAGTTCTTCCATTCGAGTAATCTGTTCCTGTGTCGGGTCACCTGGAAATCCAATCTGCGCCTTGATTACCTCCATTTCTCGCTTAAATCGTGCGTTGATGGAATCAAGTTGCCGCTTTTCCTCCCCGGTTGCTTGGCGATATTTCTCTTGCAAGCCAATCCATTGTCTTGCCAGTCTTTGCTGTTCGGGATCACCGGAAGCGAAGGCAGCGAATGGAGTGGCCGCCGCTTTCCCCTGCCACGCCTTCCATTCTGGACTTAGGCGCGCCTGCATTTCGGTCTTAGCGTTCCTCGGTAGATTCTTGGTTTCCCGGTAGTTTTTCAAGAAAGACTGAAACTCTTTTTGTTTCGTTGTGCGCTTGGCCTTCTCTGCTTCGCGCTTTTCTTCTGTCTCAAATAGTTTCGTTGCGCCTACCGCAGACAGTTGGATCATTTCCAACTGGCGATTAAATTCCTCATCGGGCAATTGCGCAAGTTGCGCGAATTGCTGCGCTTGTTGTGGTTTCAACGAACCCCGACCCACCATACCCTGAAGTCTTTGCATGAAGGCGGCTTTGCGTTGATCCCCAGGCAGGGCAAGCACCGCCGCTGCCTCATTGCCATAGAGTGCAGTCCGTTCCTTGCGAGCAGCGCGTTCCTCTACGCTCTGCGCTCGATATTCTTGCTGGTCTTTGCGATATGACTCCTTCATCTTCAGCAGGCTTGCCATGCTGATGCCGCGCCCTGGTGCCTTCTTGAAAAATTCCTCCCAATCTCCACCAGTTTCACGGAAGAGCGATTGTGTTCTTTGCTGTTCTTGCTGCGCCAGTTGCCGGTCTTTCTGTTGCTGCTCAAACTGTTGGAGTCGGGCTTGGTTGACTTGCTGGCCTTGCAGGAGACTTCTCAACTGAACCACTTTCCTGTACTGATCCAGCGGCCCTTCAAATTGAGGGGAACGGATCCCTAAAGCCGGAAGAGGTATTCCCATTTCTGCTCCTAATTATTGAAAAAAGCCACGGACATCGGCAGCACTTGGTCCTTGCCCCCGTTGCTGTTGCAGCATGAGGAGTTGACTGAGATTTCCCACGCCACCTTGCAGAGCTCCAGTCCAGGCATTTGCACTACCGACATAGCCACTGGCTCTCGCTGCCGCTGCCTGCTGGATGCTCTGGCCTTGCTGTGCGGCGGAACCCAGCAGAATGTTCCCTACATTCCCAGCCGCAAACTGTCCTGCTGAGGAGATCTGCCCGGCTGCGGTCTGACCCATCCCGGACATTGAAGCCAGTCGGTTGAACTGATTAGCCTGGTTCTGCTGGAAGATGTTGTAGGCTTGCTGGTACTCCGTCAGTGCCCGGTTATAGACGTTGCTGTACTCACCCGAAGCATAGTCCTGCCCATAGCGGGTGAGAGCTTCTGCGGTTGCTCCGGTCAGTAGTCCACCACGAGCTGCTGCGGAACGTTCTAGGGCCTCCGTCCCCTCTTGCAGCCGGAATTGATAGCCAGGAGTAAGCTGCATGGTTTCTTCGGTAGGAGCAGCAAACTCCTCTCCGAATGGCTGCATCAAGGAACCAAACTCGCCCAGCTCAGGATTCACCAGCGAACTAAGGTTGCCCGTTTCTCCCCCGGCGCCAGCCAGTACCGGCCCTGGCCGGCCCGGAATCCCCCCAGCCATAACAGGATTGAATTTATCAACGGCACCACCACCCTCAAAAGGAATTCCGCCCGGTGGTATCCCACTTTCTCCAGCCAAGCTACGGAGTGGAACTCCATCCTCAGAGGGGCGGCCACCCTTACCTCTTGCCTCCAGTAAGGCTTGTATCTGAGGGGGCAAGGTAGCGCCGCCGTCCCCGGTACTCCCACTTCCGACAAAACGTGGCTCACCAGTTCCAGCCGGCGCACCGGCGGTGCCCGCCCCTTGTTGCTCTCCTGGAATCCCCATCAAGTACGACAGGTTGGCGAGTGCTCCTGTACCAGCTTGAAGCCACGGAGCAGACTGCTCCTGCTGGGTAGCAAAAACGTCTTTCTGAAAGGCTAGGGCTTCTCTGGCAGATTGAGCCTGTAGCTGCGCGGCTTGCGTTCCCGCAGCGGCTTGCACTCCTGCAGCTTTTTTGGCCGCCTTGGAGCCTATAATGCCGCTTGCGACCGACCCTCCAACAGAAGCAGCGACTCCGAGTCCAATCGCTAACGCTGTTCCTATTGCCATGGCAGGTTCCTTTGGAATGTTGATTCCACTTCCCTATATCCTAAGTGTTTGTAGAGTTCCCCGATCCTTTCGGTCGGTGCGACCATCTGCATCTTTTTGGCCCCCATCCCAACCGCAATCTCTTCCGCCCTTCTCATCAGTTTCAATCCTGTACTGCCCGCCCTTGCCTCTGGATCAACCCACCAGATCACTTCTCCCGCTATGAGTTCGCCTGAGAAATGATGCGGGAAGAGGATGAATGCCAACATTCCAGTGAGTTTCCCATCCTTCTCGGAAACTAGAATGCTTCCATTTGGTTGTGAGATGATTTGCAGCGCCAATGCCCTCATCTGCATAGGGTTCTCAGATAGATGTTGGTTGTATGCAGATTCCGCCATAAACCGGCGACCCATCTCTACGATCCGAGGAATGTCGGCTGGTGTAGCTTCGCGGATCATTCGTGCTGTTCCTTTTTCCCCATCAGTTCAAGAGCAGCCGCTTCCGCTTTCAGGGATAGTTCGTGTTCTTCCGAAACCCTCGCCCGCAGCTTCTTTATCAAGGCATCACGCTGCTTCTTAACCGCCATCACGCTGGCAGCCATTGTCTGCCGACTGTCGGTGTCGGCATTTCCGCAGCAGCGGACGCAAATGGCAAATTGCCCGTTGGAGAGCTTCTTGTATTCGATGATTTCAGTTACATGTTTCATACGTCTGGTTTTTGGTTGTGCCCGATGAATCCCCAGGCCGAGTAGATGTGTCCATACGGGGCTTCGTAGCTATCTACCCTTCCGTTCCGAATGTGAACTGGAGAAACTTTAACGACACGCTCCTCTCCTTCTTCGGTTAGGGCCAAGTCGCCCACTTTCCATTTCTTCAGCGGTAACAAGCCGCGTTCGCAGTAGCGGCGGTCATTCCTGCTGAAAGTTCCCACTCTGCCAGTTTTTGTCTCGATGCAGATGAAATCCTCGCATTTCACGCTGCGCCTTCTCCACTCAGAAGCTACGCCATACAATCGAACCGGAGCGCCAGACAAGGGGCAGCCACCACCACCACCAGAACCAGAACCACCACCACCACCAGCGGTAGTGATCTTTCCAAACGAAATCCTACCGTTTGCAGCGTTGACTACATCTAGGTCTGGCGTGAATTGATAAGTAACAGCACCACCAGCAAACGTCGGGTCATCAACGTAAACAAAGTTGGTGCTTAAAGTTCCTGGGTCAACACTCCCCGAATTATAGCTGACCGTCCCATCGCCGAATTGCACCGTACTGGCAGCAACAAGGATATTCGTGCTCGTGCCATCCTGACTCAGCGGGTTCGCGCCAGTAAAGGTTGCTATCGTGTTGATGGCGTTGTTTCGGAAGGCCCCGGCTAGGCGATTGTTCACATCAAGGGCGTTGAATCCGCGCAAGCCTCCTGTGCTATTGTTGGGTGGAACACGCACAAAGGATGAACCGTCAGCCGCAACTTGGTCGGCATCTTCCAGCAACCCCGCTGCTGTCAGTTTGACGACTGTAGTACCGATCCCCTCAGTCCTGCCCTGAATCCTGGTCGCAGAGGCAATTTCTCCCAGCAGGTTTATAGTGTTTTGCAGCTTCTTCTCGTACTCAATCATCTTTTGGAGAAACGTCCAAGTCGGCATCCCATCCTTGCCGACAATGGGTGACCGAATCGCTGCAAATGTGCTAGGAGTAGTGCTCATGCTCCGTTCCCTGGCGAGATTTCCAAAAAGGCGTCAATGATTCTCCACGGCACGGGATCGCTGGCGCTGATTTCGTAGATTCTATCCCGGGATCGTCCCAAGCGCAGCCATCTTGCCCGCTTGCTATACTCTCCCGCCTTTCCTACTCCCCTGTTGTGGGTGTTTGACCATGTGTGCCCACCATCATCCGACCATCGTAAGCCCATCATCGGGTCGCGCGGATCTCCTGCCCCGTCAGTCAGCGGCGGGGTAGGCCCCACCCCTGTTTCAAGGTCAACTTGGAGTTGGTGGTGGAACATCCACTTGCTTTCGTTGGAGATATGCGGGGCACGCCGAACCCGGCGAATCGCACTTCCATCATCGTCAAAGATGGAAATCGACATCTCATAAACGTTCCCACTCTTCCAATCTCCCACCAAGTGCTTGCCGAAAGCGTAAGTGTGGTTTCGGCTGTGGTGCGCCTCAAACGCTCCGAGGTTTAGGAATCCGCGCTCATGCCACATGCCAGTCGCTAAATCGAGTACCCAGGTCGCCGAGGCAGTTGGGAAGTACAGAACGTAGAAATTATGACCTTGGTCCTGGTAAGAATAGCCGATGGCGTCATTCAGGGTCGTGTAGCCCTGCATGGCGAACTCGATAGCGTGGTTGCTCACTCGCTGAGGCGTATAACCACTAGCCCGCCACACCATCCCGGCCCCTCGTTCGTCGCCGCCCAGCCAAAGTATCGTGTTATCCAGTCTGACACGCGAGAATCCCGCGGTGGTTCCCTTTTCGATGATGGCTCCGGGGATCACATCGAAGATTTGCGCGCTTCCTGAGTCGTAGTACACCACGCTCTTGGTAATTCCAAAAACCCACAACTCCCGATGGTCGGCAATGAATCCCAAAACGTTGTCGGGGAATACGCTGACCTGAATAATCTGCCCCCCCGGCCATGCGGTCGCGTCCAGCACAGTTGAAATCCTGAATTGCTGCGAGTCTTTGATCAGTGCCAGGAAAAAGCCGTCAATGTATTCAACCATTGAAACATCTGTAAGTGTCCCAGACGCAATAGTTGTCAGAACGTTGGTTGCCAGGGTGAGGACATAGGCTGTTCCACCACTAGAAATGAGTAACTGCGTCGGACTGGCCGCCATCGAGACTGGCAGACTGTCGTTCGATACTGTTCCCCGCGAAACCTTGGTGCCATTCCCTAGAATCTCCCACAAGGTTGTCCCTGCCACGGCGAAAGTTCGGTTGTTAATCGAGAAGATTCCCCGCACTGAAGCCCCGGTGAGCGCCACAAACAACTTCAGCCCAGGCGTAGGATAAAGCACCAGTTGGGACTTCCCCGCTCCTGTCTCAATGGGCTCGGAATACCAGTTCATAGTTTTGTCGGCTGAAGCATTGGGAGACTGTGATTCGTAAGAGCCTCCGAGGGCTAGTGGGTGCCTAGCCATCTAGTGCCCTCTTGTCGTCACCGACGACTTCTGAGCGATGCAGGGTGTGGCTCTGCACCCATTGGGGATCACTAATTCCGTGGTGGGAACTCGCATTCAGCATCATGTCCATTTCCATTTTCCCGTGCTCATCCAATAGCCCCCAAGCTTCTTTCAGCGCGGGCTCTAGATGCGCCGAGATATACTTCCTTTCCTGCCGGCTCATCTCACTCTCGCGGCTTCCAGGGCCAGCCGACTTGAAACGCTCCATCCTCGCAACTACCATCTTCGCAATCTTCTTCGCCGACAGAACCCGCATGGTTTCAGTCAGTCCTTTTCCCAGTGAAGTAATCCAAGTGAAGGTCACTTGGTCGTCTTGAATAATTGCCTCACCTGAGTTGTGGATGTGCGGAAATTCTTGTTTCCCGCTCATCCGTCTAATACCTCCATCCTACGGGTTGGTCGCTGTAGAAGTCGTAGTATCCCCGGTCTTCACCCCCTGGAACGTCTAGTGTCATTGTGGGTGCCGGAGTGTTATGGGCTTTGATTATTCCCTTGCTTTCCCGCGCTTGCACCGCTACTTCCACCGGAGTAGTCCGGCCAAATTCGGGCGCTAGGTCAACCGCCAAGTTGTACCGGATCGCCTTCAAGTAGCCCGGCGGGAAAAGGTTGTCGGCTGCAAGGGTAAAAGCCGTCAGAGCCGTCCAGGTATAAAGCGCCGTATCTCTCGCGGTGTCTGGAATGGGCCAGTAGCTCAAAGTGATGAGCGGGAAAGTGTAGTTGATGTAAACGATTCTTGGCAGGGAGGAGGTTATGTTCTTGACGTTCACTCGCTGCCAGCCCTGTGTATCCAGAATCTCAAGCGGCAATTCCAATGGTTGAGAAGGATTAGCAGTCTGGATGATGCTGGCACGTTCAATCCGTGCGGGCCGCACAACGTCAAAATCACCGCCCGATCCCATTGTGTACTCTTGTTGGCTTGTGGTGAGGCTGAACTCTTGTCGAGCGATGGTGAACACACTCAAACGCTCAGAGTTCCAAGAGTCCAACATTTGATTCAGAATCACGAGCGAGTCTGCACCTTCGGCGCCCGGCGGTGTTTCACCACTCGCCAGAGCGCCGATCAAACGCAGAGAGCTAGAAATGAGTTCTATGCCGGTCATTGGCTATCAGTTCCCTACTTGGGCTTTTTCTTGCCCTTGGACTCGATGGCCTTCTCCCGGGCCCTGAGAGCTGCGCCTAACTCCAAAGCGTCTGGCTCACCTTCCGGTTCGGGCTTGGGGGCGCTATATTCAGGTTCGGCTGGCGCAGGCTTCTTAGTTTGGAAAGCAGCGGGAGAATCCGCCCAACCCGGACCCAGAGCCTCTTCTTCCTCGGCGTTCTTGACCAACTGCGCTTTTCTGTTCTTGTGATACTTCCATTTTGGAAACTCAATCATCGCTTCCTCCTGTTCTGCGTCCTTCAACAGTTCAAGCCAAAATTGGCACTCTTGAATCGCGCCATCGTAGGCATTCACATTCGCAACCGCTTGGGTGCGGTCGCGTTGCAATGCCGCCAAACGCAGTCCCAGCACCTCTTTCGTGATGGGAGAAGGTTTGCTGTTTTGGGCGAACCCAGTAAGGCATCCGCCCAAAACCAGCAAGAGGGCTAAAGCAATGCGCTGCAAATTCTAATCAACCGGCTAAGCGCCGGGAGCATCTGAATAGAGAACGATGTAGCGATCCGCTCCGTTCACGATTACCTTGATGTAACCCGCTTCGGTGTCGCCGCTACCAGTATCCGTGCTGTTCCACACGTTTGCGATTTGGCCTGTCCATTCAGCCCAAGCATCATAGGTTTGGCTGTTGGTTTGCGCCTCTGGGAACTCAAACCTCATTGCGGTGAAGTTCCCCGTAATCGCGGTGGCAGAAAACGCGGTTCGAATCCGCAAGCCTGTCACATACCCGCTGATCGTTCGTGTCCCAGAATCGGACGTGACCATCTCGATCTGCATACCGCGAACGTCACCCGAAGTGGTAACAGCAGTCGTCCCTTTCAGAAAAACGTCCACATGCAAACCGATGATTTCCGACGCTGTAAAGCCGTCATTGAATCCTGGGCTGATCTCACCGCCAGTCAGGCCGTCAGTGCTGGTCGCAGCCATCCGAGGCTTGACTTGGAAGCCTTGTACGCCTCCGCTGGTGTGGGTGTAGTTTCGGACGTTGAACCTGAGAGGGATAGTGTAGGGCGATCTCAGCGCGCTAATGGCCGCTTCGAGTTCCCACAAGCTGCTCCGACAACGAAACGCGTTCCCGTTGCTGATGTTGATAAGAGGAGTGTAGGCGGGAAATTCTGAGGCAGATGTGCAGGCACCCGACAAGTCTTTGCTGATGAAGCGGCCTGGTTTATCGATCCAGATGAGCGCACCGTTGCCGTGTTCTT